AACAAATCGGAGAATAACAATGGATAGAACACTTGGAATTGGTGGTAGTGATGCTAAAAGAATCATTGATGGTGATTGGCATTCACTATGGCTAGAAAAAACAAAACGTGTAGAACAACCTGACTTATCAGATGTATTACCTGTACAAATCGGAATTGCTACAGAAAAACTTAACCTTGATTGGTTAGAAAGATGTCTTGAGAAAAGTCATTGTGAACATACTAAAATCAAACGTGATATCACACTAGAACAAAAAGATTTTATGATGTCTCATTTAGATGGATTAATAGAAGAATCTAATATCGTGGTTGAAGCAAAACATACTTACGAAAATAATAATCTAGAGAATGTAGCTCAATATTACTACTGTCAGATGCAACATTACATGATGCACTCAGGTGCTAATGAAACATATCTTACAGTATTTTTCGGTAACAGAAATCATGATTGGACATCAATAGAATCTGACCCTGAGTTTCAAAAGACACTTTACAATGCTGAGAAAGCTTTTTGGAAATATGTTGAAGAAGATAAAGAGCCAAAAGATTTTGCACCGATAGAGCAACCTAAAGAAATAAAACTAGATGGCATGAGAACTCTTGATATGAAAGATAATCAGCAGATGAATACGTTGATTACATCACTAAAAGAATGCAAACCATATGTTGCTAAACATAAAGAGATAGTTACTGATATCAAAAATCTAGTACCTGATGATTGCAGAAAAGCAATCGGTAATGGTGTTGTGATATCTAGAAGTAAAAAAGGAACATTAACACTTCGGGAGAATGCAAGTGAGTAGTTATTCTCCCATGCCTAATCAGTTCTTTAGAGAGTTCTGTCAGCCTGATTTAAATACAAATCCTATTTATGGTTTGATTCATAAATCAATTAATTCAGATACTCGTTTAAACTTTTTAGAAGAAATAGAAGAAAAGAAAAAACCGATACAAGCAAAAATAAAATCAGGTGCTAAAGGCATCAGACAAGTTGATGCTTGGAGATTACCAATAGAATCTTACATCGGTACACAACTTAATTATATTATTTTAGATTTGAATGAAACTTTTAATTACAGATTATCCTGTATACAAGATATTCAATATCTAGAATATAAAGTTGGTGATTACTATGATTGGCATTCTGATGTATCAGATGGATTAAGTTCATTAAGAAAGATAAGCATGTCTTATGTTTTAAATGATGACTTTGAAGGTGGTGATTTAGAATTTTTTCATGGTGGTGAAACCTATGTAATAAATGCAAAAGAAGAATCATTGATTGCATTCACAAGCTTTATTAATCATCGAGTTAAAAAAGTAACAAAAGGTGTTCGTAAAGCATTAGTGGTATGGGTCAATGGAGAATCGTGGAGATAAAAATATGATAACTAAAAACGAAATAAACGAAAAAGATATGATTGATGCTATCAATGAATTAGAAGTTTTATATCGAGTACATAAAGATTATGTATATAGAAATGATACTGCTGGACAAGAAGATGTAATGATTGGTGTTGTAGAGGGAAAAAAAGAAGTACTAGCTGATATTAAAAAGATATTAGATTCACTAAAGGAGAATAACAATGACACAAAAAATGATGAAAGATGAAATACAAAAATGGACAATATCTGCTCAAGAAGTCTTGGGTAGGATGACTGAAACTAAAGATAAATTGGTCAAAGACCTCAACTATAATCAAAAACTATGGAATGACCTGCTACATCAAAAGGAATGGAATCAGGAAACATTAGAACTCAGTTGTCAGTATATCAAGGCTATAAATAGCCTGATTGACACAATAAATAAGATAAATGGCATAAAAATAGCTCCTGATGAGGAAAAAAAGTAAAAAAAACTGAAAAAAAGTGCTTTTTGGGTATTGTATTATACTTTCAGTATTGTATACTTAACGTATAAGTTAATTAAGACTTATATAGAAAAGGAGAAAATTATGACAAACGAAAACTACTACGACAAAGAAGATAAACTAACAATCAAAGCAGGTGAGCATCCTAACTTTGAGAAAATAGAAAATGAAGAACTTGAATCTATAGGTATGATTGCTTACACAGACAAAACATGCCCAAGAGCAAATGCAATATTATTCTTAAAAGGCACAAGAGGTGCAAGACACATATGGTGGTCTACAGCATTTCTTGATGATGCAGAAAGAGATGTTGCTATTCAAAACACAGTTGAGAAAGCAAGAAGATTTAGAAGTGTTGGTCGTAAACCAAGCAGTTTAAATTGGTCAGCATGTAAACCTGAATGTATGGGTACACGAGGTTTATAATAAACGAATGGTGTGGGTATCACCTAAACTACCCAAAACTAAATAGGAGAAAAATATGACAATATATAGATACAAAAATAAAGAAGAAGCAAATGGGAGACCAATATCCGAGCAAGGTTTGTGTGGAATATTTGCAATGTCTTTAGCAGTTAATAAACCTGTGCAAACTGTGTTCAATGCTTACAGAAAATATTTTCGTATGAGCAAGGAATGGAGAGGTCGTACAAGAACAGAAAATTATGCTACTTTTTTAACAAATAAATATAAAAGGAAAGTTAGATATATTATCAATGAATATGAAGGTAGCAAAATGTCTCTTAAAAAGTTTATAGATGAGCATACTGCAAGAGACAAAAGTTACATCATTTCTTATCGTGGTCATGCCATGTTCATACATAATAAAACATGTTATGACCAATCATCTATAGTTGAATATAAATCTATAGGTAAAAGAGATTCTTTTGAAAGAGAATCTTATTATGGGAATACTTATGTGCAATATTATGGTGGTCAGAAAAATGGAATTGTAAAGTATGCAATAGAAGTTACTAACTCATTATTCAAACCATCAAGAGTAGAAAGGGAACAAATATGAAAACAAAAACAAGCTTTAGCAAAAGCAAGATGAAACAAAGAGCACGTTCTCTGATTGTATCTAAATTGATTAAGTCAGGAATGAATCCAACAAGTGCTAATGAACTTGTGATTGCATATAAAAACTTATAAAAAAATAAATCGTGGGAATTGATTTGTGATAGAATTGATTCCCACACAAAATCAAAAACAAGGAGAAATAAACATGATAGACAATGTGAAAGTAATTAATTACTTACAAGATAGAATCAAAGAATATAAATCAGGTGATTCTAAAATAACCCACGAAGACCATAAGTCTGATATTGCAACTCTAAACTTTTACAAAGAGCATTTAGGGAAACTGAATTCTTAGCAATGGGTTGCTGAGAAGTAACATGAGATGTTATAGAACAGGTGGGTTGTGACATTCCCATCTGTTACATCTAAGGAGAATAAAATGACTGACAATGTAAATCATCCTAAACATTACACACAAGGTAAGATTGAAGTAATCGATTTTATCCTAGACCAAAAGATGCCTTATCTTGAATCCAATGTCCTGAAGTATATTTGTAGACACAGATATAAGAATGGATTAGAGGATTTAAAAAAGGCTCAATGGTACATTAATAAATTAATAGAAGTGACTGAAAATGAAACATAATTCTGATTTTAGATATGACCTAGAGACAGGTGTGTTAGCTGAAGAAGAATACAGTAAAATATTAAAAGATTTATATGATGGTAAACATGAAGTCAAAGCAGAACAAGATAAATGGAAAGAAACAGGAAACATGTTTGTTGAATTTAAATCTAGAAATAAAGACAGTGGCATAACAACTACAAAATCTGACCATTGGGTTGTATCTTTTTATAAAAAAGAAAAATTGTGTTTCACTTTATCTGTTCCGATTGAGAACATGAAAAAGATTGCTAGAAAATATTATCAAGCAGGAAAGATTGCTGAAGGTGGTGATGAGAATACTTCAAGAGGTATTTTAGTACCAATCAGTGCAGTATTGTATTTTAACTACTAGGAGATAAAAATGAGCTATCAAATAATTGAAATAACCAATAAATCAACAGGTGCAGTAGCATCTAAATACAGAGGATTTTTCGGTGGTAAACATGACACCGAAGAAGAAGCAAATGATATATGTACTATATTAAATTACCATAGAGGTGATAATGTACATTACATAGTTCAACAGGAGAATAACAATGAAAGATAAAATACTAGAAATATATGAGCAACATCAAGATACCATCAAATGTGTGGTATTTATCTCAATAATAGCTATATTTTGGGATATTGTGCTATAATTAGTTATATTTCTCCGAATATGAGGAGCTAGAATACCCTATTTTAGCTCCTTTTTAATGTCTAGGGTACTTTGGTACCACCCAAAATTTAAAGCCCATAAAATCGATTATAGGGATTCTGTGCAGGAAAATGTGATTCCATAGAGTGATACATTGTTAGCATTCCATCCTAATTCATTAGAATCCATTCTCATGACTGCTTTGGTATTAGAATAAGTTACAACATCATCATCTGTAAGTGCTGTTTTAAGTGATGGCTCGATTTGTAATGTAGCATTACCTGAACCATCTGATGTGATATCAGCTACTATCATATGAAGTTTAGATGATGCACCTGAGCCAAATTGTACATAATCACCTTTCTTAAATATCACTGTAGATACATCAGCACCATCTACTACAACATCGTATGCTCCAACTGAATGGTCTCCATTGACACTTATAACTGTAGTTGCTCCACCTTGTATGGTTTTAGCATCAGGGTCTCCAAGTAAGAATGTTCCAAATCTGCCATTGAGTTGCATAAAGAATGACTGCCATGCTCCTGCATCTGCCCTGTTCATTGGTGGTAATGTAACTGTTGTCTGCCAAACTGAGCCTTGATATTTTGCTACTTGCTGACCATAGGTAAATGGTGATTCAGTATAAGCAACTGTTCTAATAATTCTCCATTCACTTGTAACAAAGTTAGATGGAGATGTTGGTAATGTTAAAGGATAACTTGGCTCTGCCATAACTATGCTCCGAATGTTCTAGCAAATGCACCACCACGACTTCTTTGTTCTGCTACTGCATTTATTGTTTCTTGTTTGATTGTTGGTAGAAG